GCGGGCGCCACCGACGGCCACCATGGCCTGGCCACGGCCAGCACCGAACGCCATTCCCTTGAGGTGTGGCCGAAGCGGCCTCGGGACGTCACCGATGGCGGCGCCTCGACGTGATCCACACCGGCATTGTCGAGGTGAGTCTGGGGCGGCACCGTCACCTACGGCGCGTGGCTCACGGTGCGCCAACGGCACGGCGGTGGCGCGCCTCCGGCCGCCGGGTCAACGCCCAGATCGTGGGGCCGGGCCCTGTCCGCCGGAGTGTCCGGCGACCATCATCGACGTACTCATCATCCTGGGCCAGATCCAGGGGTAACAGGAGGATAAGATGCCCGCGCGCCACCGTTTTCCGATAATCCCGGAACTTCCGGGATCGCCATCGCCTACCGCAACCCGGGCGATGATCGCCGACCTGGTGCTGCCCCGGGTCACCGCCCGGTGTCCAAGAGGGAAATTTTCATCTATTCCTCTATAAACCTGGCCCAGGGCTTCACGGTCCCGGACACCAAGGTTGGGGCGCCGGGGCAAGGTGAAACCAGGTCGAGTTCACGGCCGAGGAGGAAGACGGGCAGCAACCACGGACTCAACGGCCTGGAAGACTCCATCCCGGCTTCGACATGGCCAATGCGCCGTCGGCATCGACCCGGCGCGCCAATTCCGTGGAATACATCATGAACCTGCTCGCCCTGGACCCGCGAGGTGCGGGTGGCCGGCCTGGTGTTTCAACGCCCGCCACCTACCCGACAGCCAACAAGGTGACCTTGTCCGGCACCTTCCCCCAGGCTTCTCGGACACCACCAACAACACGCCAATCCCATCGCCACCATCGCCAACGCCCTGGACGCGTGCGTGATCCGGCCCAACACCATGGTCATCGGCCGTCCGGCCTGGTCCGTGCTGTCCCGACATCCGGAGATCGTGTCCGCCTGCCTGCGTAATGCCGGCGAGTCCGGCATCGCCCGGCGCCAGGACGTGGCCGATTTGTTTGAGTTGGACGAGATCCTCGTCGGTGAGGCCTTCGTCAATACCGCCCGCAAGGGGCAGGCGGCCAATCTGGCCCGGTGCTGGGGCAAGCACATTGCACTGACCTACCGCAACCGCCAGGCCGCGCCCCAGCGGGACGTGACCTTTGGCATGACCGTGCCCTTCGGCCAGCCCGTGGCCGGGGCCTGGGACACCAAGGAAATCGGCCTGCGCGGCGGCACCAAGGTCCGGGCCGGCGAGTCCACGGCCGAGGTGATCACCTGCCCCGACGCCGCCTATTTCCTGCAAAACGTGGCCGCGTAAGGAGACATCATGAAAATCAAGCTGTTGCATGCGGTGTTGCACGACGGCCATCGGATCGAGGCTGGTGCAACCGGCGTCCTGGACGATGATCTCGCCCTGTCCCTGATCGAAAGCGGCGCGGCCGAGGAGGTCCCTGACAATGAGCCCTTGGCCAAGCCGATCGATCTTCCCGAGTTGTTGGCGCCCGAAACCGAGACTGACGCCGCTGCCCCGGCCACCCAGACGGCTCCCATCGGAACGTCTGGCAATGCCGCCGCGACCGGCCAGGACGCGTCGGCCCCGGCCGAGGTCGCCCAGCCCGCATCGGCCGACACGGAATCCACCACCGACGGAACCGCCGAGACCGCCAAGGCGGCCAAGGCCAAGGGGAGCAAGTAAGTGTACTGCGCCTTGTCCGACCTTGAACGGCGGTTGACCCGGGATCGGCTGATCGAGCTGACCGACGACGCCGTGCCGCCCTCGTCCGTGGACACCGACGTGCTCGACGCGGAGATCGCAGCGGCCGGCGAGGTCGTGGACGGGTATCTGCGCGACCGCTACGTGCTGCCGCTCGATCCCGTCCCCGGCCTGGTGCGCGAGATCGCGGCCGATCTGGTCGCCTATCGCCTCTGGACCCGCCGGCCCGACGCCAATGCCAACGGCGAGGCCCCGAAGAACCTGGAGCGCGGCTACGANACGGCCTTGCGGCTCCTGCGCGAGATCCAGGCCGGCAAGGTCACCCTGGGCGTGGCCGCCGGCCAGCCCGATCCCGCGCCCCATGCGTCCAGTGTTCGGGTCAACACGCGCCATCGCGAATTCGGCGAAGACACCCTGGAGTCATTTTAAGTGATNGAAGCCATCGAAACCGAACTGGTGGCGGTCCTGGCCGCCGCGCTGCCGGATCTGGCCGTCCAGCCGTTCCCGGACAATCCGGACAACTACCGCCTGACCCATCCCGCCGGCGCGGTGTTGGTCGGGTACGGCGGCGGCCGGTTCGGCGGCCCGGGCGTGCTGGCCGGCGCCACCCAGACCCAGCACCTCGAATACCAGCTCGTCGTCAAGACCCGGTCCCTGCGCACCCACGTCGGCGCCTACGCCGTGCTGTCGGCCATCCGGCTGGCTGTGTCCAACCAGGACATCAAGGGCGCCCGGTTCTACCCGGTGCGGGAGCGCTTCGAGGATGTGAGCAATGGCGTGTGGACCTACACCGCCGTCTATGCCGCCGACGTGCCCTGGGTGTCCCAGGCCATGTTGCCCGACGACGTGGCCATGGCCCTGGCCGCCGCCAAGATCAGCCTGCGCGATCCGGACGGCGAGATCATCACCGCAGAGAGGTAATCCATGGATATGCGATACCGTTATCAGGGGCCGTTGTCGGCCGTGACCCTGGCCGGCGGCCGCGACGTGCTGCTGTCGCCCGGGGCCGAGGTCACGCTCCCGGACGACAACGCCTATGTCAAGGCGCTCGTGGCCCGCAAACATCTGACCCTGCTCGGGCCGGTCGCGGCCACCACCACGGTCACGACCGCGACCGCCACGGCCTCCGCGAGTGCGGCGACCGCGAGCACCACCACGACTTCGGCCGGCGCCGCCAGCTCGGGGGCCGCCTCGACCGGCACGACCGCCACGGGGGCCGCCAATGGCAGCTAACTATCTGCACGGCGTCGAGACCACCGAGATCGACGACGGCGCCGTCTCCATCAGCCTGGTCAAGACGGCCGTCATCGGCTTGGTCGGCACCGCGCCCATTTTCGAGTGCGCCGAGGCCTACCGGACCATCAATCAGCCGGTCGTTGTTCTTAATGACAAAACGGCCGCCCAGTATTTCGGCACGGCCCGGGACGGCTACACCATCCCCCAGGCCCTGGACGCCATCCGCGACCAGCAGTCCGACAACTCGGGCTACGGCGCGGTGATCGTCATCAACGTCTTCGACCCCGACACGCACAAGACGGCCGTGCCCGAGGCAGCCAAAACCTTTGACAGCGACGGGGTGATCGACCTGGGCCATTACGGATTGTCGGCCGTGACGGTCAAATCGAGCGACGGCACCACCACCTATGCCCTGGGCACGGATTACACCCTGGATGCGGTGGAGGGCACCATCACCCGGGTGGCCGGCGGGACCATCGCCGCCGGAGCCACGGTCAAGGTGGCCTACACCTACGCCGATCCGAGCAAGGTTGCGGCCTCCGACATCATCGGCGAGACCAACGCGGCCGGCGAACGCACCGGCATGCAGGCCTGGCTCGATGCCCACAGCCTGTTTGGCTATTGGCCCAAGTTGCTCATCTCCCCGGGCTATTCGCCTCTGGCCGGGGTGATGGCCGAGCTGATCGTCAAAGCCGAGGCGTTGCGCGCCATCGCCTTCATCGACGCGCCGGTCGGCACCACCTTCCAGCAGGCCCTGGCCGGCCGGGGACCGAGCGGCGCCATTGCCTTTGACACGTCCAGCTACCGGGCGGTCCTGTGCTACCCCCACGTCAAGGTCTATGACACGGACACCGACATCACGACCTTGGAGCCGTTGTCGTCGCGCTTGGCCGGGTTGCAGGCGGCCGTGGACTTGGATCAGGGCTACTGGTGGAGCCTCAGCAACCACGAGATCAAGGGCATCACCGGCATGGAGGTGCTGCTGACGGCTGGTATCAATGATCCCAACAGTGAGGTCAACCAGCTCAACGAGGTCGGCGTTACCACCGTCTTCAATGCCTACGCCACGGGCCTGCGCGCCTGGGGCAACCGTTCGGCCGCCTGGCCCACCAACACCGGACCCAAGCAGTTCGTCTGCATAAGGAGAGTCGCGGACATCATTGCCGAGTCCGTGGAGCAAAGTTCCCTGCAATTTGTCGACCGTCCCATCAACAGCGCCTTCATCGACGCGGTGACCGAGTCGGTCAACGCCTTCCTGCGCACGTTGATCGCGCGTGGCGCCATCATCGATGGCAAGTGCTGGTACGACAAGTCGCTCAATGAGGCCACGGAACTGGCCGCCGGGCACATCGTATTCTCGTACGACTTCATGCCACCTCCGCCGGCCGAGCGCATCACCTTCGAGGCCCGGGTCAACATTAACTATCTCTCTGAACTCAACAGCACGGCCAATACGTCTAGCTGATAAGGAGCAATCATGAGTAGCCTTATCACCATCAACCGGCTGGCCAACTGCAACGTCTACCTGGACGGATCGTCCATGCTGGGGCGCTGCGAGGAGGCCAAGGTCCCGGCCGTCAAATACACCATGGCCGAACACAAGGCCTTGGGCATGATCGGCAAGGTAGATCTCTTTGTCGGCATCGACAAGCTCGAAGCCGATTTCAAGTGGGCCTCCTTCTATCCTGACGTCATGCCCTCGGTCTGCAATCCTTTCACAGCCACGGCCTTGCAAGTGCGCGGTTCGCTCCAGTCCTGGACGGATGCCGGCCTGATCGCGGAGGTTCCCTATGTGGTGCATCTGCGGGGGACCTTTAAGGAGATCGCTTC